TTGCAACAGTGGCAAACTTTGTATTACAAGTCGGTACGAGCATTGCGGTTAAATTTACGGATACGGTGGGCACAGCAAATCCAACAACCGGGAACCTTACACTTAATGTAAATGGCACCGGGGCGAAAACTATAGGATATGTTCGAAACGGGAATAAGGCGGCTATTTCTTATGCAAGCGGAAATTTCTTCTATAATAATGCGACCCATATATTTACTTATGATGGTACATTTTGGTTGTGCATGGACTGGAATGCTGATAATGACACAACATATTCTAATTTTGTAAAATCAGGTGCTGGTGCGAAAGCCGGTCTAGTTCCTGCACCATCGACTACAGCAGGAACGAGTAAATATCTAAGAGAAGATGGCACATGGCAAACACCACCGGACACGAAAACAAGTGTAGTGAATAATCAGACAACCACGGTTGCCGGATATGCGTTAGACGCGCGGCAGGCGAACCCACATATT